GAGGATGTGAACATGTACGTCACACTCGGCAGCCGTGGCGAGAAGATTTTTTCTGTCACAGACGCGTCGCTTATCCAGAAAGAGACGCAGGCCAATGCAGGCGGGTTGACGGATATCTATCTCGATGTCGGAACATACGTCAAATCGTTTTACAGCGTGATGACGATGCCCTCCTGCGTTACGGTGGCCATGATGGGAGAAACGCACAGGCGTATGCATCATAATATCTCTTGGGTCAACTGTGTTCCCATGATTTTGAACGAAAAATACCGAAAGGCTGTGAGCCCCGAAAGGGTGGGTGACCATGGGAAAAAAGAGGGGACGGCCAAGGAAGGAGATTGCCAAGCTGGAATTTGAGCAGCTTTGCAAAATTCAGTGTACCGAAACGGAAATCTGCGGTATTTTTGGGATTTGCGAAGATACGCTGAATGCGTGGTGTAAACGCACCTACAAGCAGACTTTTTCGGAGGTCTATAAAATATATGCGCAGGATGGCAAGGTATCTCTTAGGCGCATGCAGTTCAACCTTGCGAAGAAATCCCCTGCGATGGCAATCTTCCTCGGCAAAAACATGCTGGGGCAGAGCGACGAGCCGACAATCGAGAACAACGATGCGGCGGTTGCTTCTGCCAATGCGCAAATCACGGCACTGGCTGACCTGATTCGCAACCCGCAGCCAAATAGAACGATGGATGATGTGACGGGGCAGGAGGACGGAACACCGTGATAAAGTACGCACCGTTTACAGTGAAGCAGGCCGAGTATATCCGGCGCTGTCAAAGTTGCTGGCTCAACGTCGCTGAGGGCGGCAAACGCGCGGGCAAGAACATCATCAATCTGGTGGCGTGGGCGGCGGCGCTAGATACGCACCCGGACAAAATACACCTTGCGGCCGGCACATCGGTATCGGCGGCGAAGATGAATATTCTGGATTCAAACGGCTTCGGTCTCAAAGCGATTTTTGATGGGCGGTGCAGGGAAGGAAAGTATCAGGCGCGAGATTGTCTGTTCATCCAATCGGTGAGAGGGCAGAAGATTGTGCTCTTTGCCGGAGGAAAGAAAGCGGATGATGCGGCGCGAATCAAAGGCAACAGCTATGGTACGGTATATATTACTGAGGTCAACGAGTGTCACGAAACCTTTGTGAAAGAGTGTATCGACCGAACGCTTGCGTCGAACAGGCGGCAGGTCTTTTTTGACCTGAACCCAAAGCCGCCAAGCCATTGGTTCTATCATGAATTTCTGGATTATCAGGACAAATTGAAAAAGCGGGGAGAGAACCCCGGCTACAACTACGAGCATTTTACAATTCTGGACAACTTATCGCTCAGCAATGAGCAGCTTCGGACAGAACTTGCCAAATACGACCAAAGTTCCATCTGGTTTCAGTCGGACATTCAGGGCTTGCGCACATCGGCGCGAGGCCGAATTTATGACAGCTATGTGCGAGATCAGGTGGCCGTAGGGCGCGAATGGATTGTAGGAAAGCGATTTATCGAGATGGCCGTTGGCGTGGACGTGGGCGGCACAGATGCGACTTGCGCAACCCTTACTGGTATCACGTCGGGGTGGCGGGATGTGGTGCATATCGACGGCCTTTACCATAAACAGGGAATCAGCGAGAAGATGACCGAGGCGAGGTATGCGCGGGCCATTGCTGAATGGCTGAAACCGTGGACGCGGATTTATCCACAAATTGCCAACGTTTATGTGGATAGTGCGGCAAAACTTTTTCGTGCTGCTCTGCGGGAAGAACTAAGTAAGCAGGGCATGGGGAGAATTGCGGTCATCGGAACGGATAAGTCGGACGGCATCAGAGCACGAATTGAGCTGGTCTGCATGCTGCTGATGCAGGGGCGGTATCATGTGGCCGAACATCTTGCGCCGTGGCACGAGGCGTTGCAGATGGCAACGTGGGATGAGGCAGCCTATGAAAAAGGCGAATGGATGCGGCTGGATAATGGTTCGTACCCCGTCGATGCGCTGGATAGCTCCGAATACAGCATCTATCCATATGCCGGATATCTGGCGACGGTTGGATAAACAGGGAGGATTGAATCATGGACGAGCAGACGACTGTGCTTGCGCCGGAACAGGCGTGGGCGGCGCTGATGGCGCATCGAAGCGCGTATTATGCGCCATATTCCGCTGTTTATTGCGGCGCAGAAAAGGCGTTGAGAAAGACGGCCAAGCCGAAATCCTTCTGGCGGCGGGCGAGCAAGCAGAAAATCCATGTGCCGATTGCGGCTGACATTGCCACGACGGGCAGCGACCTGCTTTTTGGTGAACATCCCAAAATCATCTGTGTGGATGATATGAAGGAACAGCCGAACGGAGAAGGTCAGAAAAGGCTGGAGGAGATTCTGCGAATCAACGCCATGTCGGCGCTTCTCAACGAGGCGGCGGAGAGCGCGGCAGCGCTCGGCGACGTGTATCTCAAAATTGCATGGGATGTGCTGCGCCTGTCCTGCCCGATGATTCGCGTTGTGCAGGGGGATGATGCGTGGCCGGAATACAGGCTTGGAACGCTTCGGGCGATTCACTTCTTCACAATCATTGAGGAAGAACGCAGCGCGTCCGGCAATGTTCAGAGCGTCATCCGTGCGTATGAGCTGTATGAACCGAAGCGGATTTCCACCAGACTTTATCGCGGCACTTTGGACAGCCTCGGTGCACAGATGAGCGATGACGAGGTGCAAAAGCTGGGCATTGAGCCGGAAGTGAGCACGGGAACGGATGAGATTCTGGCCGTTCATGTGCCGAATATCAAACCCAATCGGATGTTCCGAGGCTCGTACATGGGGCGCAGCGATTATGACAATCTTCGTGATCTGATGGATGCGCTTGATGAATCCTATTCGAGCTGGATGCGGGATATCAGATTGGCCAAAGCACGGCTGATTGTTCCCGCACAGTTTCTTCGACGCAAGCCGGAAGAAATGTTTGGCGACAGCATGAATCGCCCACCGACGTTTGAGTTTGATGAAGATGTCGAGACGCTGGTCGCACTGGACACCCAAAGCGGTTCTTTAGGTGGCGATGGTGAATCCAATAAGATTACGCCTTCTCAATTTTCCATCAGAGCGGATGAACATCAGAAAACATGCGTCGCGCTTGTCAGGGAAATTGTCACAGGCGCAGGATATTCGCCGCAGACTTTCGGCATCGACATTGAGGGAATGGCGCAATCGGGCACGGCACTTCGAATTCGTGAGAAGAAATCCTATTCAACGTGTGCCAAAAAGCAGACGTATTGGCAGGATACGTTGGAAGGATTGCTGACAGCCATGCTCCATCTTGACGCGCGGCTGTATCCGAAGAAGGGCAGCTCGCAGGAAATCCATGTGCATGTGCGCTTTCCGGGCATCTTTGCCAGCGATATGGCGACCACATCCTCCACGATTGAGATGATTAACCGCGCGCAGTCGGC